AACGATCCTTGCCATGACAGATCGGGCACGGTCCGTGTTTGTTGACTAGGACTTCAGCGTTGACGCCAAGACTTGGCAGTATTTGTTTCCACTGGCCTCTCGCCGCAGCCTTCAGGTTTGTTGTCATGCCGCTTTTCCTCCAGCGGCTTGAGCCTTTGCCCGAGCTTTAGCCTTTTTGATGTTGTAGTGCCTGATCCATGAATCCACTTCGTAACTGACCATGGTCGAGTTGATTTGTCGCAGAGACGTGTCAGGGCCAACCTTAAATTTATCTTTGTATGCCCAGTAAGCCCAGCCAGTCTTGTAGCCGCGAAGGTGAGCGTGCAGCAGGAGTTGGCTGTACCAGTCCTGCTTCTGCTCCATGGAGTACTTCTCAATCTTCTGTTTCTTGCCCTTCGTGATCTCAAACAGCTCGCCGTCCTCGACTTCCACGGCGGATTTTGGTTGAGCTTCAAAACCGCACGCTGGACAGGTCCGCGTCTTTGGCGGTCGCAGGAAGGCGCAGGAGGGGCACTCCTTGGGCAGCAGGACGCGCTTCTCTGCCACGGCGGTATTCTTCTGGCCGTCGTGCAGCTTGTCCTTGTGAATGTCCGTGACAAATCCAAGGCGAAGCGTCGTATCACTATGGTCAAGGATAAGACAATGGTCCTTGCCATCTGCTGTGCGCAGTCCGCGCCCGATCATCTGCGTGTACAGGATTTCAGATTTAGTGGGCCGAGCCAGAATGATGCACCGCACGTCAGCGTCAAACCCCGTGGTCAGGACGCCCACGTTGCAAATGATCTTCGTCTCGCCAGTTTTGAATCGTTCAAAAGTATCGCGGCGCGTCTCGTTTGGCGTAAACCCATCCATGTATTCCGCCGTCACCCCGGCAGCCTGAAACTGCTCGCAGATGTGCGCCGCATGGAGCCGGTTGACCGCGAAACAGATCGTGGGGCGGTTGTCAGCGCGTTTGACCCAAGTTGTCACGATGTCAGCTACCAGCGCAGACTTGTCCATAGCCTTCGCCAAGCCGCCGATCTCGTAATCTCCTGCCACGGTTTTGACCCCCGCCAAATCGGGATGAGCCGGAGCATAGGTCTTGAAATCTGACAGCGAGCCAAGCCCGATCAGTTCAGAGGTTGTCGTGGAGATAATCAGATCATCCCAGCGACCCGGCGCACCCATACCCTTTGACCAAGGGGTTGCGGTCAAGCCAATGAACGGCACATCGGACCAGCAAACATCCCGCATCCAATCGTCATAAAGCTTGAACATGACATGACATTCATCCACGATCACCAGATCGGCCTCGGGGATGGTTCGCCGCGCCAGAGTTTGCACGGAACAGACTTGAACAGGCTGATCCCTGTCCGTTAGCTCATGAGCGCCCTGCATGACGCCCACCTCCAAAATTCCGTTCTGAGCAAACCGCTCGACGGTCTGGTCAATCAGGCTAATGGCTGGCACGGTAAAGATCACGCTCTTGCCACGTTCCCTCGCCATGCGGACGATGGCGGCGGCAATCACCGTCTTGCCCGCCCCGGTTGGAGCCTGAACCACTGGGCGCTTCTTACCCGCGCCAAGGGATTGCCTGAGCTTATCAATAGTGCTTTTCTGGTAGTCTCTCAGTTCCATAGTATAGCTCCAGTCCCTATATAGTACTCTACCTAATAGGTTAGTTCCCTATATGGCGAGGTATGAGTGTTTAATGGTGATGATAGGTTCACTGATAGGTTAGTGTCCGTAATAGAGACTAGGTAGTCCGTAATAGAGACTAGGGGGCCCTAGTCCGTGTCACGGACTACCCCCCTCTCATTGCAGCTTAGGCTCATCCATTAAATTGACTGTCAGGCTTGAGATGCCTGTATCCACTACGGTCATGTCCAAACGGTACATCGTTGACTGATTTCCGCTCTTGCGCAGCCTACGCTTGCGGGCAATCAGTTTCTTCTTTTCAAGGTTAAGGAGGCACTTGCAGAGCGTGGCGCGGGACATGCCCGTGTCTATGCAAAGACGCCGGATGGACGGCCAGCATACGCCTTCAGCATTGGCGTAGTTAGCCAGCATCAAGATCGTCAGCTTCTCAAAGGGAGGAAGGGGCTGCGTAACGGCCCAAGTCATAGCTTGAAATGACATTTTACCACTCCGGTTGGAGCGGGTTGCAAAACCTACGATTTGCGGTATAACGAGAATTGTTGATACCAGAAATCGCGGAGCCACCCGCATTTCTCTCAAGGCCCAGATGGTTAGCGCCGTCTGGGCCTCATTCTTTTAAGACTAACCTATTTCTTCTCAGTCATCAACTCTAAAGCCTTGATAACACTATACGGTATGCGGCTCTCTCCAGATAACCACCTATAGAGCGTTCGTTCGTTTACGCCCAAAAAGTCGGCCACCTCAACGTACAGATTCCCCGTTTTCTCAACCAAGGAACGGAGATAATCACGCTCTTGCTGGGTATGTCTTTTCATATTATTCCCCCTGTCAATTCGTCATACTATATGACATTCAGCCATATTTCTAGCGCTTCAGAGCTTCTTTTATCTTAATCTCGTTTGCATGTATCCACTTGAGCGTGACAAGGCTTGCCTCCAACTCTGGCAGCCATGACTGCTTCATCTCAAGCGCAGATGGATCGCGCTTCTTCTTCGCCACAAGGTCTTGCAGTATCTTTATGTGCCCACGCAGATTCAAGACCGCGCGCTCTAGTGCCATAACCTGAATGTCCAACGGCACTTTCATCGTCTGCCTACAAATGTGGTCGGGCCGGGATCATTTGCGTCAAAGAAATACCAGCAGCAGTTGTCCATGCCAGTATTTTTGGAGCCCTCAATCCACTTCACCCTGCCAATTGAAATAATCATCCGGCATATGTCCAGATGAGCGCGAGCTTGGCCTGTATGCATCCAATCAGCATCAAAGAGCAGCCATGTAGGCCGCAGCCGAGAACATCTCTCAATGATTTGATGGAGAACGGGCCGGTCCCATGGCGGGTTTGTGATGATTGCCTCAGCCCCGCTCAAGTCGGACTCTACTATCCACGAGGCGTCATGTTGGCGTAAACCCGGTGCCAATGGGCGCACATCAAATGCTGACACACAACGCAGCCCGTGATTCTCAAGATGCCCAGCCAGAACGCCAGCGCCAGCGCAAGGCTCGCAGAACGTCTGGCCCCGTATCAGATGCGGGAGCAGAGGCATGACAGCCGACAGAGGAGTCGGGTAATAGTCTAGCTTGACCCGCTCAAAGTCAGACCTTTTCCCCACCTTTCCCCTCCAGCGCAGCGCGAGGCATGACGCCAAACGCGGGCCACGTACCATTCAGTGCGCTTTCAGCTACGTCGCCCGCGACTAAACAAATTGCAGGCAGCGTTGGGTCATTTTTGGGGATGGCATTGTCTATAGTCCGCAGCGCCGCCTCCAATAGCTTGATGCGCTTATGCGCGTCCCTTAATTGAACAACCAAATTTTTTTCAACTTCCAGACTAGCCTTGTCGCATTGAGAATGAAGGCTTTTGTATTTTTCCAACTGCTCAATGCGGTCGGCGGCTTCAGCACATCTAACTGCACCGTACAGTTCATCCTGCGTCTCGCGTAGCCACTGAACAAGATCGTCAGTCATGTTTGCCATCCAATACTTCTTGGAGATAAGTATTAAGTGACATGGCGTGGTTTGGCGCGGGCGCACCATCCGGCCCGTCCTCTATGTCAACATACCTGTCAATGAAGTCTATGGCGGCGACGAGGGCCTCTTCCAGCGCCTCAACTCTCTCTATGCTCCGATCCATCATCTATCTCCTCTATAATCAGCTTGCATTGCGGGCCTTTCTCTATCCATCGGCCCTCTAACCATTCACACTTGCTGTCATCCACGATCCCGGCAGCCACCAGACAATCCGACGCTGCTTTGAACAGATTATCCAGATCACGCTTTCGTTTATCAGGCCGCACGGCCAGCAAGGTCAGTTTATATTTCCCCTCAAACTTAATGTTCTTTGCCTGAACGCTGGCTTGCCACATGGCTGGAACTCGCCAAGCCTCGTATTTGGGAGACCGATAGACTGCGCCTCCCTTACCTGTTCTCCACAGACGGTTCATTGACGGCGGCAACGGGAGAATCACTTCCAACCTTTTCACGGCGTCCCTCCAAGGACCGCGCCAAAGCAAAGGCCACAGAGGATTCCGTGGTCTGAAGCGCCCGCGCAATATCAGCCGTGTTCATGCCACGGTCAAACATCGTCAGGATCAAACGCTCATCGTCAAACATATCCGGCCTAATGATCTGGCGGGGTATCCCCGTCACATCCGATACTTTGTTCAGGTGCTTAATCGGCACCCTATGCCATATGGCTACAGCTTGACGGCTAAGGCCCAGCTTCCCAGCAAGCGCCCCAATACCGCCCGCAGCGGCAAAGACGTTCATTAGCTCTGGTGATCTTTTGTTCATGGTGTGGACAATAAAACGCAACAAAGGACTTGTCAACCCTTGCGTGATGTGCAATATTCCATTCGTCCCCAATATGGACAGGAGAGAACGAATATGAGCCGCTATCAACCGATCTATTACTGGATTGATGAATACGCGATCCCGAGCCTGCCAAGCATCGTGATCTACGACGCGCATCTTGATGTTGATATTGATTCAGACGGGGACATTTGCTTCACGCAAATAGCAATGCGCGATGATAACGATAAGGTCGTGCGCTTCATCAAGGGCGATTGGCTCTTTGATATTCTCGTCAAGAACATATATGCTGATAAAAATATGATGAGCTATATCTGCAAAGAAGCATCACTTGATAACGACGAATAACTAGGAGAACCACAATGAAAATGTCTGATAGCATTGCTGAAATTGCTGGCGCGCTTGCTGCCGCACAGGGTCAAATTGATGACGCTTCCAAGTCGTCTGAGAACCCATACTTCAAGTCAAAGTACGCTGATCTTGCTGCGGTTCGCGCTGTGATTCGTGAGCCGCTGGCGAACAACGGTCTTGCGATCATTCAAGCGCCGCGCACCGTGCAAGGCGGCGCAGAGGTCGAGACGGTGCTTGTCCACAAGTCTGGCGAGTTTATCTCTGAGGTGTTGTTCATGCCCGCCGGCAAGTCCGATCCTCATGGCTACGCGAGCGCCATTACTTATGCGCGCCGCATCGGGATTATGTCTCTACTCGCCCTTGCTGCGTATGACGATGATGGCAACACTGCCGTTGATTCCGTTAAGAACGCGCCAGAGAAGAAGAAGCTCTCCGCTGACGTTATGGTCGCGGCCAACAAGGCGGCGAAGGAAGGAACTGCGGCCTTGACTGCATGGTGGCAATCTCTCTCTAAAGATGACCGCGCCCTCATTGACAATGAAACTATCAAAACCTTGAAGGCGACAGCCAAGGAAGCGGGGGCCGTCGATGAGCAAAATGTCTGAGCTGTCTTTTGAGGTTAGCCTCTCCAACACGACCTTGCGCGCATCGCATAGGATTGCGGAACTGGAAAATGTTCTGCGTGAGTTGCTAAACGAGGTGATCCCTGACGCGCTCAGGGATTGCTCTCCAATCGTGCGCAATGCTGAAGACATTCTAGAAAAGGACTGGTGATATGGACC